GTAAAACCCGATAATGTTATTGAGGTCCCACTATATTGTACGTGTTGTCGATCTTCAAAATTTGGTCTAGTAAAAAAAGGCATTTTATATAACTGTAATTCCTAAAGGTCTGTATTGTAATGCTTTATTTAACTGTTCAGCTTCAGTTGCTTTACGTGTTAACATATTATCAGGACGTAACCTTTCTAGTCTAGTGTTTAATCTTTCTAGTAAAGCAGTTCTATCCTCTCTCGATTCACTTAAAAGTGACTCATAATCCATAGTAACTTCCGCATCTGTGACACCTAAAGATCCCCCAAATTTACCTCTAACTCTACCTAAAGTTTCTTTACATAAAGCCGTAAACCAATCCCTAACCCACTGTTTTGAGGGTGTATTTAATTCTGTGAAATTAACAACATCAACAGGAACATCAGAAGGTAATTTAACAATATCTTTATTCGCGTTTAAACATCTTTGTCTATCTTCATCAGAAGTGGTCTCATAATACCAATACCAAACTCTGGCACCACCAACATTAATTTGTTGTCCACCAGCAAAACCACCACGACCAAAAGATAATCTACTACCTGGAGGTGGTGATAAATGTAATAATCTACTTCCATTAGGTCCTGCTGTTAACCAATAAGTTAACTCAGAACTAACCAATCTTTGTTTTAAATTATAATCAGCATTTCTTAATACAATATCAAATGCTGGAGCTAAATAAAATCCACCGTAACCAAAACCACCACCTGCAGCACCATAAGGTAATTGCGACACACCACCACCAAATCCATAATCACCAAATCCGTAATTAGAGTATAAAGCGTAATCTACCGTTGGTGGTTGAAAGTAAAGTACTTCACTAATTTCACGTCCAGCAGGAATTTGATAAACTTGTCTACCATTTTCTAAAGTAACGTAATCTTGTTTAAGTTCCCAAGGACCTCTAGCCTGTAAACCAACTATCTTTGAGTATGCGTATGTAAATGAATCTTCATAACCTTGAGCTCTTGTTGTTAAAGCTTTAGCTAAATCTGTGGTATCTAAATTAATACCGTCTAATGATGACCATTGAGCTTCTATTAGCCATTCGTTAATATAAGAGGAATGGTCTTCAACAGCAATTTCCAATAAGGTACACATTTGTTCATCAGATAGTTCAACCTTTCTTAAAGGTGCACCCAATCTGTGTTTAACTTGACGAAATAGTTTTTGTTTTTCTGATTCTTCTATTACAAGTGCCATTGTTGCTTTATTTCATAAATATCAACAACGAGAATAATAATCATTTTTTTAATAAAGAACTTACTAAATCTTCCATTATATCTACGGATTCTAGTTTTTCACCCATAACAGTTGATATAATTTCTTTTTTCTTTTGAAGTGTTTCGTAAATTCTTTCTTCAATCGTATCATTAAAAATAGGGTAATAAATGTTAACGGTTTTATCTTGACCAATCCTGTAATTTCTATCCTCCGCCTGTTGATGGTTCGCTGGAACAAAATCTAAATCATGGAATATGGTTGTATCTGAAGCTGTTAAAGTAATAGCTGAACCAGCAGATACAATATTACCGATAAAAATTCTAACTTTAGGGTTTGTTTGGAATTGGTCGATCGATTTTTGTTTTTCTTTGTCAGACATTTCACCGTTATGACAAACAGCTAAATCACCAAACTCCTTTTTAAGTTCTTTTAATGAATCTGTAAAAACTGTAAAAATAATAATTTTTTTATCTTCTGATTGTTCTAAAAAATTATTAACCATATCTACGGTCATAGGAACTTTTTCTTTTGAAATGAATTTTCTAAGTACACCCATTTCAACCATCTGTCTACCAGCACCTAATTTTTTACCTTCTAATTCTAACCAAAATAAATAATCATCAAAAGCTTCTTTATAACCTTTACGATTATCTAAATCTAAATAAAAAGGTGATACAATTTTAGGTGGTAAATCTAAGTGGTCTTCTTTTTTCCTACGAAGAATGTAGTTTTTAGTTTTTTGATGTAGTTCTTCTAAATTAGAAGCACCATCAGTTAACCAAATTCTTTTAACCTTACCTGATGCAAGTTTTTTATTAAAAGATTTTGCCGCACAATATCTATAAGCAAAGTGTTGAAAATTATCGGCAACAGGTATTTGACATACTTTTAATAAGTTGTAATAATCCATCGGTCTATTAGCGATAGGAGTTCCAGTTAATAACCAAATTCTTTCTATATTTTCTGAAATTTGGGAAACTACTTTGCCACGGATAGAACCTTTATTTTTAATCATATGTGCCTCATCAACAATTAATAAATCAAATTTCTCTTCGTTGATATAACTTTTTGGTTCATTCTTTTTTCTTTTATCCTCAATTTCGTGACAACGATTTAAAAAATCATAATTAATAATTGTAAAAAATTTTGGTTGCCAAAAACCTGATTTTACAATCGTAACATATTGTTCATCAATATATTCAGTAATTTCACGGAACCAATTAATTTTAGCATTAGCTGGACATATAACTAATATTTTTTCAGCACCCGACAATAAAGCTGCTGCAATAGCGGATTTAGTTTTACCAAGTCCCATGTCATCAGATAAAATGGATTTATTTTTACTTAATAAAAATTTAACCGCATTTTCTTGATGTGGGAATAAACTTCTTTTCTTTTTATTAATATCGTTGACAGAATCGAAATTAACTTCCAAATCTTCATAAGGTTCAAAAAACATATCAGTTAGTAACTGTGTTTTTGGTATATGAAAAAGGATTGATTCTTTTTGGTTTTTATAGAGTTTACCTTTTACGTGAAAAGATTTTTCTGATTCAGCCAATAAGGTTTCAACAAAAACACGTTCAGGTATATTTTTTAATTCGTATTTTTCTTTTAATTGTTCACCAAAATAAGGTGTTATATCAACAATTTTGTTAATACTACTTGGCTGTTTTTCGAAGTTTTCTTCGATATATTGTATTTGATTAGGTGTTAGTACAAAAAAACCTTCACGTTCTAATTTATTTTTCATTTTTAGAATATGTTCATTCAAACCTTCATAGGATCGTATTTTTTCTAATGTACTTCTATTTTTTAACTTGGTCAAATCTACCATAGGAAAATAAATATAATAATCAATATAATAAAATAAATAAAATAGAGATTATCGAAATATTTATTAAAATAAAATCATGCTATGAGTAAAAAGAGATTCCCGATAAATAGATTAGGTAAGTTTTTTGATGAAATAGACTTTGGTATTGAAAAAGAAATGGCCCGTGAATATTTAGAGGGTGATTTAAACTTTGTTGTTGTTCTTTTTCAGGTTGATAGAAAGGAAACTCAGGTTGATGATGTTTACGGTGAGGCAAAATCTGGTGAAATTAGATTTAAAACACCTAAAGAATTACGTGTAAAATTAGCTTTAGAAGCCGCTGAAAACAAATCTTATTCTGGTGGTATGAATAGAATATTAGATTACGGTCAACTAGTTTTCCATATCTTCCAAGACCAATTAGATGAACTTAATTGTGATATCTCCTATGGTGATTATATTGGGTATGCAGATAGGGAAGATAATGTTAAATATTTTACTGTCACAAACGATGGTAAAATATTTTCTGATAATGCTCACACAAGATTAGGTTATAAAGGTTATTATAGAACTATAACTTGTGTATCTGCTGATTCTAATGAATTTTTACCTAAATATTAATAATGGCTTTACCTAAAAAAATAAAAAAAGATATAAATTTACTAACATCTAAACCTGTTATAAACCCCTATTTTGGTGATGGTCCTGAATACCATAAATTAAACCCAGGTAATTTACCTAACGGTGTTGATTTTACTGATTTAGATAGTGGTTTTGTTGATTGGGTTAAAAAAGATTTAAGTGTAGTAATAGAAGGTGATTTAGTTCCTGTTTCTTTTTTGACAGCACAAAGATGGTCGGAATTTACAAGAACTTGGCAAAATTCTGATAAATACAAAAATATTAAAATACCTTTTATTTCTGTTGTTAGAAAACCTGATGTACAACCTGGTACTAACCCACAAGATTTTAACATACCGTTAAAAGATTATAGAATACCAGTTTCTATTGTACCAAAATGGGATGGTAATAAAAAAGGTGCTGACGTTTACTCAATACCACAACCTGTGGGTGTTGATTTAACTTATACCGTTAGATTTTTCACATATAGAATGAACGAGTTAAACGTTTTAAATCAAAAAGTACTATCAACTTTTGCTTCAGCACAATCATATGTTAATATAAAAGGACATTATTTTCCTATTATGTTAGAAAGTCTTGGTGATGAGTCGACTGTTGATGACTTAGATGGGAAGAGATATTATATTCAAACGTATGAATTAAAAATGATGGCCTATACTTTAGATGAAGAGAAGTTTGAGATTAAACCTGCTGTAGAAAGAGCTATAATGTCTTACGAACTTCAAAGTAAAAGACCTAAAGTTGTTTCTAAAGTTATTAAGGATGAATCACAGAACGATAAAACAGTTAATTTAGTCTTTCAATTTTTACCAACTTCACCCACAAGTGTCACTTTTGAATCTGATTTTAAAGCTTTATTAAGTACTTTAGATATTCATAATATAACTGCCGTTACAATAAGGGTTAATGGTAATATTGTTTCCTTACCGTTTTCAGTTAAAGAAAATGATATGATAAACATAAGCATTGTCAGAACTGATTCACTTCAGTTATCTGAAATAATATTAAGAGGAACAGTACCATTATAATGAGTAATTTTTGTAGCAACAGTGATATTACTAAAATATTTGTTATTGAGGCCGGTAATGCGGCCACATCAGGAACAACTTTAGTTTTATCTGGTGATTTAACGGTTGGTGGTAATATTATTAATTGTGGATCTGGTAGTACTATACAGACCGAAAATATTATAGCCTGTGAAAGTGGTGTTACAATTAATAATGCATTTACAGTTTATAATACCGAAGTTTTACCAACATCAGATAATTTAATTAGTGTAGGTTCACCGTCTAGGAGATTTAGAAATGTTAATACGGTTAGTGGTACTTCTACAGTATGGACCACAACTCAAAGAATAATAACCCCTGTATTGGATTTAGGTTTAGATTTAAGTGGGGATACTAGAATAATAACCGCCGATAACTCCATTATACAAGATGATGTTTTATTGGGTGGTGAATATTAATTTTAAATAAAAATAAGATATTTATATTAAAAAAACAAAAAAATGGCAATTAGGAAGACAACTCACATTCTAAAGAATACCCAAACATCCAACAAAGCTTTACCCACAAGTGGTATATTAATGGGTGAACCGTTAGTAAATTTATTTAACGGTATATTATTTTTCTCAGGAGCAACTAGTGGTAATTACACACCTTTTGTTGATCCTTCAAATGCTACTTCTGGTGGTACCTATTTTGAAGTTGGTTCTAATGTCTATAATTTACAGATTAGAAATAGAATCACAGCCTATAACGGTAGTACAGGTTCTCAATTAGACGGTAAATATTTAAAAGGTACCGCTAATGGTTTCGTTTTAGATAATATCACAAACATTGGTTCTATTACCGGTTTTACTTATGTACCATCAACAAATGTTTTAACAATATTACAATCTAACGGTAGTAATCCGTTTGTAACTTTAAGTGCTTTTACTGGTTTAAATTTATATGGTAGTAATACTGTTAATGGTAGTTTAACTGTAACAGGTAACACTAGTTTACAAGGTGTATCAGCAACAAATATAAATGCAACTAATGTATATGCTTCTAATACTGTAACCGCTTCTACATTAACTATAGGTACTTTAGGTACTTACAATACTGTAGCTATTGGTACTAACCCACTAGAGATTGTTAACTTTAGTTCATTAAGTGGTTATGTTGAAAGTAACGATACTTACGTAACAGGCGGTACGGTAACTACACCAGCTAGTAATAGTAGTAAAACTGTAACTGTTGGTTTAAATTACAAACGCCCTGACGGTAATACATATAATTTAACAACTGAAAATACGTTTGTAACAGGTGGTACTTATAGTGCTGGTACAATAACATTTGGTTATAACGACAGTACCAAACCAACTTTCCAAGTAATAGGTATTGATGGTACTGATACTTACGTAACAGGTGGTACAGTCGTTTCAGCGACTACAAGTAGTAATTCTGGTACAATTAAATTACAATATAATAGAGATGTATCTGACAACACATACACTTTACCGTATACAGATACGTTTGTTACTGGTACTACTTTAAGTGATAACAAAGTTTATTTTTACCGAAACGATGGTACTTCGTTATTCGTAGATTTAAACGCTTTATCACCAACTGGAGCAACAGCTTTAGACACTTATGTTACTGGATTTACTTACGATGCTTCAAGTAATAAATTAACTATATCACAAAACCAAGGTAAAGCTGATAAAGTTGAGTTTATCAATACATTCTCTGGTTTAACAATTTCTAACTTAACTGCTGGACAAGTTGTTTATGTTGGTTCTGACGGTAAATTAAAAACTGAAGGTGATTTCTTATATAATGATAGTACTAATACTTTAACGGTTGGTACAACAAGTGGTAAATTAATTGTTAATAATGGTATTTCTGACGGACCTTCAACTTTCGGTCAAGGTGGTTTAACCATTGGTGCTGGTGGTACTTATAACTCTCCTGGTATCGGTGATTTAATTGTACACGGTAATTTTATAGTTTATGGTACAGGTACAACAGTTTCAACTAGTGAATTATATGTAGAAGACCCACAAATCAGTTTAAACTATAACCCTTCAGGTAGTACAGTAGGTACTTCTATAGCCTCAGGTCTTAGGATACAAGACGGTAGTGGTACAGCTGGTACTGACACTTATTTTACAATAGCTAAATTAAATACATTAACTGGTTTGACTGGTAATCAAGTACCTGTTGTATCAGAATATGTTAATAGTGGTGTTGGTAATTCTGATAGAGGTTGGTTAACTCAGTTAAATGATATTGTTATTAGAAATAATAATCTTAATAATGGAGCACCAAATGGTGTTAGGGTCTTGGCCGAATTTGATGTTTTAGATGGGGGCACTTGGTAGACCGAGGAAGTTATTAAGTTTTAACAATTACTATATATTTATAAGCCGAGTAGTCAAATCTACTCGGTTTTTTTATGAATAAAGGTATATATAAAATCACTAATTTAATAAATAATAAAGTTTATATCGGTCAATCAAAAAACATTAATAATAGAGAATGGAATCATTTTTATTGGTTGGAAAGGGGTGAGCATCATAACGAACACCTTCAAAAATCTTACAATAAATACGGGAAAGAAAATTTTGTATTTGAAGTTTTAGAAGAAACTATTGATTTAGATATCCGTGAATTATTTTGGATAAATGAATACGGTGGTGTAAATTCT